AATGGTGGACTATCTTGATCTTCCCTATCTTCTAAAACAGTAAGTGTTGGTAATGTATTTGGAATTGTTTGAATTAGTACAACAGAAGCATCACCAGCACTTAATCTTCCACCATCATCACGGAATTTTAAAATATACGTTCCATTAACAATATTTGGGACGATTGTTTCGTTGATAGCTCCTGGAAGTGCAGGGATTACGTCAACTGAATTTGTAAAAGTTGCACCTGTTGTAAGATTTGAACTTCTGACTACTACGTTTCCTCCATGAATCACATCAACATCTGTTGACTGATCAAAACGTAGTCGTACAAATTGATCCGATATTGGTTCTATTCTTAAATTCTGTACATCTGCTGGTATTGCAGTTTTACCTACAGTTGTAAATTGAATAACAGTAGGTTCTGGTGAAACTTCTAAAAGTGCGTTTTTTGTAGAAACTCTTATATCGTAAACACCAGCATCCGCATCAAAAATTGTAAAATCATTACTTCTTGTTGTTACGGTTGTATAGTTTTCGCCATCTTTTCTGTAGTCAATTTGATAACCAGTAGCACCTAAAACAGACTCATAAGTTACTAATATTTTATTTTTTGCCTTATTTTCTTCGACATAAAATTCTTCTTGTGCTGCTAAGTTACTTGGTGGATCTAATAATTCTACTAGGGTTGTAACTTTTCTTTCAGGTAAAGCTGTTCCATCTTCAATAAAAGCAAATTTACCTGTATTGTATGCTGTACCAACTATTGCATACTGACTTTCAGTTTCACTAACACTAACAACTCTCCATGTTGTTGTTTGTAATGTATCATTTTGTAAAACCCAGACACTGTTGGTATTTGGAGCAGAGGAAAAAGCGGAAGAAACAGTAATTACTGCTCCTGATATTCCTGATACTGACTTACTTTCGACAGTTCCATCTGATAAGACTACAGATAATGTTGGATTATTTGTAGCATCAAGATCTGTTGCTGCCGTATCATCTACTGTAACTGTTGTTGTTGTTGCAGCGTTTATACGACCACCTCTTCTTTTACCAGCTTTTACAGGGTCACTAACTTCTATAACTTGGCCTGGTCTTACTACTACACCTTCAGCAAGTCCTGTAGCAAAAGATATAGTTTCAGTGGAATTTTGTTCTTCAAATAAGATAAATCTAGCAACTCTTCTTGCTTGGTTTCTTGAACTACAACCAAAACCAGTAACTTTTTTTTCTATTCTTCCATATTTAGTCACAGCAGTAGTATTTTCTACAGTTTCATAATCTAAAACCTGATTTTCTATGTCAAAGTAAGATACTGAAACAACTGTAGATCTTGTTTTTAAACTTGTACCTTGATATGAAAAGCCTTCGGGAGTCACATTTGATAAGTTAAATAAATAACTTGGATCTGTTGGTTGGTCAACTGATAAAGATAAAGACCCTGCACTCCAAAAAGTCATGCCACGCATAACAGAACTTAAAGCATTAACAGTTGCATATGCATCCTCTCTTTTTTGCAGAACAGTATTACAGGAGAAACGTGGTTCTTGCCCACCATTTCCATCATCTACTAATGCAGAAGCATAAACAGAAGCAGAATAAAAAGCAAATTTATCAAGTTGACTTTCTGTTATATGATCCCCAAGTCCATATCTCGTGTTTGTTAAAAGATCAAATAAAATCCAGGAAGGATCGCTTGTCCAGTGGGTTGTGGTGGTAAGTGTTCCATTAAAAGTACCAGAATATGTTATACGTCCTGTTGTAGAATCTACAGTGCCATTATGCGGAATTTTTATCTTAGTTCCACGGATTTTGAACATTCTCGAAGGGATATTTGAAAATGCTTCCGAATCAAAACGTAATGCAACATGAGCAATATTTGGATATGCACGTTGTTCATCTATTATTTCTGTAAAAGATGTAAAAAAGAAATCGTCCCTTATACGATTGGAACTTGAATCATCACTAACTCTTGTTACCGTAACAGATATTGGAAATGCTGTTCCTGATGCAATATCAATTCTATAGTCTCTACTGTAGGCATTAAAACTTCTACCATGAACTCGATCTGTAATTGGTGTTGTAACAGTACCATTATTATCTGTAATTTTTATTGTCAAGTCAACTGTTCTTCCTAAAGTCTGCCCCTCATCATTTACCTCTGTTAAAGCAGTAAATCGTAATGTAACTCTTATCGCATCAATATTACTATTCGTGATTGTCCTAGCAACAGGAGTATCTTTCACAACTTTTACATTAACTCCAGTTTCTGTCTCAATATCTTTTATACCTTTGATAAAAGTTTGATTTGCAGTACCAAATCTTGGGGAAAATTTTATATTTTGAAAATTGAAATCAGAATCTTGAGGATTATTGGGATCTGCATTAGGTTTTAATATTGGAGTTTTCCCTAAAAAAACATCCTTCAATGCTGCTGTATTATATGCAGTTGTTCCTTGTGTAAGTCCAGCAGCCGATGGAAAGCCCTCTATTTCACCTTCCGCAAGTACATCCACGATTGTTACATGTTGCTTACTAGATAAAGCATCTAAAGGTAAAGCTTGTAGATTTGGGAGAAGTGCCTGTCCTATAGGTGAATCTCTTAAGTCAGCAAGATCTCCACTAAAACTTAAAGTGCCCATAATGTTTTACCCCTCTAGTTGAACAGTATCTATTCCAGCAGATACTACTAATGACCCTGTAAACATTTCACCATATACAACAGGTATTGGAACCCCTGCTCTACCTGTATTTTGTACCCCGTTAAATGAAAAGTTTACAGATTGTGGATCATCAGAAACCGCTGGTGGTTTTGGCACAGGTGTAAGCATTTCAGCAGCACCAGATAAAACCATATAAACACCAATATTACCAGCAACGCCTAAAAAACCTGTACCACCAGCTAAACCTATCGCTCCAACTCCACCTGTTGCTATAACAGCACCGACAATAACAGCACCGATAATAACTTTTGTTAAACCTTTAGCACCAGTTACCACTGGAATAATTTTAATTTCTTGTTTTCCTATAGGATCTTCTAAACCTTCCTCATCAATTTCACAATCACCAACTCTTATACAATAATTTTGCTGTAACATATGTTTTTCTAATTTAGGAAAATTAGCAAGTAAAAATTTAAATGCCTGTGCAGGGGTTTTTACTTCTGCTTCAAAAGAACGTTCTCCTATAAATCTGGCTAATCTTCCATATAATTTAATTTTATTTAGCATAACGATAAACCTTCTTTGTCCATTGTATATATTTTTGATCATATATTTCTCTGCAACTGAGTCTTTTCACACAATGATGAAGAATTGTTTGATCACCTATGTATAAAGCAGCATGATCTAAAGTTCCCATCCCTGTATCCATTAAAAGAACATCACCTTTCTTTAAATCTATCGTATTTTCTAGTTCAATAAAACCTGTTAAAGGTAGTCCATATTCAAATAATGGTTTTTCACTAAATTCTTTTGGACTTTTTGGCCTATCCCAATGTTTTAACACTATGTTTTTCTTTTCCTTATACCAATCATGTATTAAGTTCCAGCAATCTTGAACACCCCATACCCATTCTCTGCCAATTAATCCTTTTTTATATCCTGATGGCTTATAGTATGACCATTGTTCTGTTTCTGGTGTAACTATATAAAAAGGTAAATCTAAATACTCACAACTAGCTAAATCAGCATCACTAGCAGTAGAGGAATGATTTGGATGAGAATGAAATACAGCTATTATTTCTGCTTCATCTTCTGCATCTGCCCAATCATCAGGGTTGACAATAAATTGATCTTCTAAATCTTCAGCAAGATTTTTACAAGGATAATATTTTTCTTTTCCTTTATATACGCCAACTAAACCACAAGCCTCATACGGTGTTTGTTGTTTGGCGTGTTTGATTGCTGCGACTTTCCAAGTCATTAGTTAAAAGTGCCAATACCTGGAAAAATATCTCTTGTAGCAATTCTTTTAGGTAATGTGACGTTAACTAAATCAAGAGCCGATATTGCCTCCCACTGAACAACATCTCTATTTTCTGTAATTTTTCTATCTAAAAAGTAAATTTCTTGTGGAAACTCGGCTGTAGGATCTGCTGTGGCATTAGAACCACTGGCAAAATTTGCAGCATCAAGAAACCTTCCCAGCGTTCTTATTCGTGTAAGTTTTGCTCCTGTCAGATCATTCCCAGATGTTGTTTGGTTTACATCAGCTAAAATCGTTGTAATTGTTCCTAAAATATTACTTATTGTAATCGTTGGTCTTGGTAAAGTTCCTGTGCCGTTAAAGGTAAACCCTTCACATTTAATAGGGAATCTTTGATAAGTATTACCAGCCCAAACTACCTCACCGTTTGAATTTTGGCTTGCACCATTATGAAATCTATAAACAGTGCTAGCACCATGTAATGTTGAATCTAATGTCAACGTAAACAATTCAATAATCGCACCAGGGTTTATTGATTGTAGTTGCGAAACTGGTACTGCCATTAGGGTTCAAACACCTCTTCAAATGTTGCATTTATAGTAGCTCGGTTATTATATGGGATAGATTTTGTCCAAGATTTACAAATAAATTTACTTGAAGATGCTTCGCCTGGTGGTGTGAAAGTAAAACTATCCTGATCTTCTGCCCTTGCATCAAGAAAAGTTTCTATAGTATCTGAATCAGTTTCACTAACAGCAAAAGTTAAATTAAAAATTTTGGGATTTTGATTCAGTCCAAATTGAACACGCTGCTGATACCCATCACCAAATTGAGTAATTCTAATATTGGGTTGATTTGTTTTTCTTGTCCCATAAGTGGGATTTATTGAGGGGAAAGTTGCCATTTATCTAGTATTAGCAAGAAGGCCGCCAGGACGTTGTTGTTTTATTATCTCCTCTCTTACTGTCACTCCTAACAGTGTGCCAAGTTCTCTTGAATCATTTTCATCTGCTTGTGCATCAACACCACCTTCCATGTTTACATTAACCACAATATTATTTGTATTTCCTCCACCTATTTTATTATTTGGAATTACATTACCGCCTTTAGAACCCATTTGTAATATTTCGGGCCCACGTTCACCGACAAGAAAAGCACCTCCAGCATTGACTCTTCCACCCATTTCTTTTTTACCAAACAATCCACCTAAAAATCCAGTAAGACCTTTACCACCACTTAATAATCCTCCTATGCCACTAATTGCTTTATCTAATGCAACATCAAGAAGTTTATTTTTTAGATTATTTAATACACCAGAAATTGCTTGTCCAAAAGATTTACTACCATTGATAGAGTCTCTTAAGCCTCCAACTAAATCACTCCTGACAGATTCCCCAATACCTTTAAAAGTTTCTTCTAATTTTTTTGCCTCTTCTTGTGCTTTTTTTTCTGCCTCTGTAAGTTGTTCAACTCCTGTTTTTATCTTTCCATTAGTTGCAACTATATTATTTTTTGCGTCTAACTGTTTGTTATTTTCATCTGTGATAGTTTTTTCTACTCCGCTAAAGTCAATAACAGCATTTTTTAATTTATCGGCTTTTTCTTTTAGACCTTTAAATGGGTTTGGTAATTTGGGTATTTTAATATCAAGATCAAGTGAAGGTATTTCAAGCCCACCTAATAATTTTTTTATAGGCTCTGGAATTAAATTTATGAGATTTTGAATTGCTTGTTGAATCGTAGTGACAACTGTTTGTACCACACCGCCTACTGTTTCTTTAATCCCATTTGCGGTATTACCTATTGCTACAACTATCTTTCCAATAACACCACCAACAACTCTTGCAAAAAATATAGCTTGTTCTGAAGCGTCTGAAACTGCTTCTTTGATACCTATCCACCCCTGTTCAAGATTAAACAAAGTTGCCTGTGCATTAACTCCTATTGCTTCTCCAATAACTTTTCCGATCTCACCAATAACAGCAAATAGTTGTCTAAAAGGTGTAAAAACAGCTTTAACAGCAAGTCCCAAAGCTTCAACGGTAACAGCAGCTACTTTCAGAACTTCTCTAATTATTATTCCAAACTCTGAACCTTCTGTTGTTAAATTTGTAAAGGCACTCCCAAGTCTTGTTAATTGTCCTTGTATTGTATTAGTTGCTGTGAATGCGTCTTGCGCGGCTCTTCCTTGTGCATTAGCTTGATTTTTTAAAGCCTCATTAAATTTAACTAATTCATCATTCAATAAAGGTTGTATTGCTGTAAGAGCCTCTACACTACCAAATAATTTAGATAAATTATCTGCACTTGATCCCCCACTTGCAACTATTTCTTCTAAAACACCACTTAATCCTTTTGATTTTAATGCAGCAGCACTGAAATCAATACCTAGTTTTTCTGCCACTTTGGATGCTTCACCAGTGGGCTTTTGTATCGAAGCAATAACCTGTCGTAATCCAGCAAAGGTCGATTCAACAGGAACACCAGTTGCAGTTACAGCAGAAATCGCAGCATTTAATTCATCTATACTTACACCAGCACCAGCCGCTATTGGTGCAATACGACCTATCTGTTTTGCATATTGATCTACAACAATTTTACCATCAGCCTGTGTTTGTGCAAATCCATCAACTATTTTCCCAGCTTTATCAGCCTCTAAGCCGTAAGCATTTAAAACAGATGTGGTTGCATCAGTAACAGTTTGCAAATCAGAAAAACCACCAGTTGCACCTAGTTGTGCAGCTTTTAAAATATTTGTAATCTCAGCAGTTTCAGCAAAACCAGCAGAGGCTAGGTCATAAGATGCCTCTAATAGTGAAAGCTGTGATACCTGACCACTTAACTCATTTGATAAGCTTGCAAGTTGTGGTCTAAGAGCTTCAACATTAACTCCAAGGGTTCTCACTCTTGCAATAGCAAAGTCCTGCGCAGCAAGATTCTGAAATGTTTTTGTAAGTGAAGCAACTAAAGTAAGGCCAGCAGTCAAAGGCCCTAAAGCTGTTGCTAACGCAGCACCAGCAGTTTTAAAACCTAAAGCCGCCCCTTTTGCACCAGCACCAGCACCAAAAAAACCTTTGGAAAGCATTGGTAAAGCTTTATTTGCGTCTTTTAATTTGCTATTTGTTCCGTTTACAGTTTGATTAAATTTTTGTGCCTGTGTATTTACATTCTTAAGTGCTGTAACAGCTTGTGTGGCATTTACTCTTAGTTCTACATTGGAAACTGCCACGACTAAACAATAACTCCTTTAACTATATCTTGATTTGCGTTTC